GTGTCAGATTGAAGGACATCAAAGAAAAGGGATTCGATGTATTAGTAGGTGAAGATGCAGGTGCCTATAATATTGTTATTGAAAGCAAAACCTATTACACCGACAAAGAAACTGGAAGCGGTTCTTGGGTTGGTGATTATTATGGTGGTATGCATGTAGATGAGAATGGTGATATATATTTCACAAAACTCGAAGGGCATACTGGTTTTGGCGTTATGTGGGAAATGCATGAAAAGCTTGGCATTGATTATATCACCGACAACGAGGTTGATGAACTAATCATGGAAGCCGATAAAAGAGGTTCTGATGAGATAGAGCTTACTGATGAATTATTCGATAACTACATGAAAGGAATCGAAGAAGACATGAAGAAATTTGAGAGTGAAAATCAAAACTAAAATTCTTTCATAGTTGTTTTTTAATGTTTATTTTATGGGGGAGTACCACGAGCTGGCACTCCCCTTTACAATCAAGAGAAATATCATGAAGTGTATATACGTAAGAACAAATTTGGTCAATGGTAAACAGTACGTTGGTCAAACGAATAATTTTAAACAAAGAGAAAAAGATTGGAAAAGTGCAAAAAGATATTCTGGTGGTATCATTGATAAAGCTAGGAAAAAATATGGTGTGGACAATTTTGAAACAAAAATACTAAAAGAATGTAGCACAATTGATGAACTAGACTATTGGGAAATATACTATATTAAGGAATTAAACACAAAAACACCAAATGGATATAACTTAACTGATGGTGGAGAAGGATTCAAAGGCTTGGAATTTACAGAAGAACATAAAAGAAATATTTCAAAAGCATCAAAAGGTCGTAAATTTACAGAAGAACACAGAAAAAAAATATCGATTAGTAATATGGGAAGAATTGTAACTCAAAGCACTAGAGATAAAATATCAAGGTCACATATTGGCATAGGACTTGGAGAGAAAAGACCTTGGATGTCAGAACGTATGAAAGGTGAAAATAATCCATTCTACGGAAGAACCCATACAAAAGAGACAATTGATAAAATCAAAAAAGCAAACACTGGCAAAACAGCATATAATAAAGGAAAAACTTATGATGAATTGTTTACGCCTGAAAAAGCCCAATGGCTAAGGGAACATGCAATAAATAATGCTATTAAAACCATTCAATTGGATTTGGATGGAAATGTTATAAAAGTATGGAAATCTGCAAAGGGAGCCTCAAGGATGCTTGGAATAGAATATACAGGTATATGTAAGTGTAGAAAAGGGGAGTTTAAAACATATCATGGTTTTATATGGAAACCATATGATAATTAAACAATGCAATCCTCATCAAACTTCAATACCTCCTTATTGTGTTGAATTCTATGGATATATGTTGCAATGCAATTGCTACTTCTTCCCATCATGGATGCCAATGCACTAACAGTAGCATTAGGTGTATCAAGATAGTTACTAGCCCTCGAATGTCTTGCCGTGTACATAACAACCTTGTTAACTTCAATTGTAGGTTCTACAGACCCTCCCAAAGCATTTGCCTTAGCAATGTCCTCATTGATGTCCAAAAACGCCTTACGCACATGTCTAATAGCCTTATTACTAATTTTATGACACTGTTCAAGCAAAAACTTGTCAGTACATCCTTCATGCCAATGTAATATAGGATAAACGAAGTGACCACTGAAACCAAGAAAGTGTTCAATTGTTATGATTGACATCAAATCTCGCTTCACAATATACCTTACTTCAACACTCGTCTTCTTTCTTCTGAATGTAACCTTCCAACAGTCATTCCCATCAACGTTAACCCTTTCAAACGATTCTGGTCTCAGATAAGCCACATCTGCTGGTGCAGCGCCTCCATAGCGATAGCAGAGCAAAAACCATAATATACCAAACTCCTTGCTGCATCTATTATGAAGTTTTTCCTCAACACCATCCTTGTATCTCCATCGTTTTCCATTTCTTTCAATAACAAGATTCAACCAATATTCCTTCAATCTTGCAATATGTGATTTCTCTAAGTAGTAATCCCTTGGTACTTCCTTGTATTTCAGTGTATATTTGAATTCCACAAAAGGATAACCACTAGCATCAACAATCTTTCTCTGGATACCATAGTTCCATACAGCAGCTACACAACTGAGTATACGTTTGATGGTGTTAATCTTGATATTGTTTCTCTCAAGCCATGCAGCATAATCCTTTACAACACCAAGAGTTAATTCATCAACAATGAAGTCCTTCTTACTAAGATATTCACATAGTTTTCGGTATGTGTATGTATAACTACGAATTGTGCCATCTCTCAACCTTCTCTCTTCAATTAATGAATCCATCAAGCTCTTGAAGACATTCTTTGCACCACAGAAATCGATTTTAACGTCTTCTAGCAGCATTGAAGGTGTATATGCTCTCTGGTTATACTCAAAGTTATTCTTCCTCTCTATTGCCTTGTTCTTGATGTCTTGAATCATCTTATTCAACACTGGAGCATTCGGTGCTGAACCTTTAATCACTTCTCGCTTTGCATCCCAATGACGAGGTAAGCATGAAACACCAGTAGCCTTCTCAAGTCTACCCTTGAAACACACAACGATGTAAATTGGATATTCACCATTCTTGTTTTGACGATTCATCTTTTGAACAAGACGAATTGATGCTGATGATAATTTTGCCATAATCTGAGAGTTTAAATATTACTCTGGCAAAGGTACAACATTTGTCTCATATAAACAAGATTTTAACAGTTTTTATATCTCGTGATATGTCGCATTTAAAACAAGATTTTTCGTAATTTGCCGCACTTAAATATATAAAAACCCCTCTAAAATCGTTATATTTTATTTATGGAACACTTTCAAAATGAAAGCGTCCTAGTATAAGCTAATACACTGAAAACCAACACATTATAAAGCGGCATAAAATATTTGCCGCATGATATCCATCATATAAAATGATATGTGATATTTATACTAAAAAACTAAAATGGATTATTCTGTGGACAAAAAAACATTTATTAACCATATTTCTAGCCATTATGAAGAACTCCAATGCAAGTTTAAGGAATATTGCAGGTTAAACAATTACCAATGGGATTGGGATATATTTCAAGACACCATTGTCAAATGTCATGAACTCATTGGCAAAAGAGGATTGCTTAATAAGACACCTTACGGCATTGAATCGTATTTCTTCGTCAGTTTCCGCAATAATGTAAGACGTGAGAAACAATACGCTAGAAATGTAAAAAGAGACCTTAATTATACGTCAGAGAACATTGGTAGAGCCTATGAAGACTGGTATAATGCCAATAAGCTTACAACTCGTGATAAGATTATCAGTGACTTATGGAAAGACTATGCAACACTTTACATAATGACGAGAGTTGAACAAAATTTCAATCCAGAGTATTTTTATTTATATAGACTCAAGACATTGGGATTGATGACATATAAACAAATCAGAGAGAAAACCAATATCAAGAGTGCTAGAAAGAAGATTCTTGAAGTCTCTGACTGGGTGAAACCTAACATAACGAAGGAGGAAATCAAATCCGAATTCGATGAACAATTTGGAGAAATGCTATGATTGCACTTAAGTTTTTACTACTTGTAGTTTGTGTATTACTGGGTTACACACTAGGCTTCATCTTCACAGAAGACGAGGACTTCAGATTATCAAAACACAGACTATTCCAATTCGAGGCATTCGAGTGCAGACAATGCTTGTCATTCCATATCACATGGGTATTGACAACACTCAGTGCAGCGCTGTTTGAGGATTGGTATATGTTTGGTGTAGGTTTGTTCTTCGCTTTCATGTTATATGTTGGACTGAGAATAGACCAGAAGAGAAAGACAATAAAGATTTAAATTTAAAATATTATGTATACTTGGACAAATGAAGACATTGAGAAAGTTGAGAAGTACATCGAACTAAAGAACAAAGGTTACTATTGCGATGGAACACAGCTTACAAACGATTACAACAGAATCCTTGAAAAACATGTAAATCCTACATCCTGCGGCTCATGCATCAGACAGCGCATCATAGAACTTGAAGGTGCATTAAATCACTGGAAGGAAAAGGAAGCAAAGCGCAAGGAAGAAGAGAATAAAGCTAAGATGGCTGCTGTTAGAGCCGCAAAGACAAAGAAGAAGGAGGAATAATAAATGGCACTAGCAGAATCGCATAACAGTCCTAAGTTGGAAGATAGAAAAGCAAAGTGGAATCCATATGGTTCAAAGGATGAAAAATATAATAAGGCTGAAGATGTTATTTCGCTTATAGTATGCGATATCGCAAATGGTGCTTCCCATTCTGACTGTGTTGAAAAGCTCCAACTTGGAATGTATGATAATAAACCCATCAAATTAAGACAAAGTGAATTTTATTATAAGGCAGCAATGGATAGACTAAGAGCTGATAGAGAAACTGAAATTGAAAAATTGAAAGATGTTCTCTACACAAGATACGAATCTCTATTTGCTGATTCTGTAACGGTGGGTGATAGGTCAACAGCAAAGTCGATTCTTGATTCAATTGCAAAGATATTCCTTGGTACTGACCAAAAAAATACAAACATCCAAGTCAACGCAAACAAGGAAGGTATTAAGATATCATTCGGTTTTGCAAACGAGACAAATGATGAGGAATAACAACAGGACATAAAATTGTACATGGAAGTTTCATTCGATTTGACGTTATCTAAATCTCAACAAGAGGTATTCGACCTCGTTCAAGACAAAAGATACAAGTACATCACCGTAGCCTTTTCTAGACAAAGTGGTAAGACGGTGCTGATGCTTGTCTTTTGTTGTATATGGTTGCTTGAAAAGAACCAGTCAATAGCATACATATGTAGAAACTTCATCCTCGCAAAGAAACTGTACAGAGAACTCATTAAAATACTGCCAAAGGAAATAATTAAATCAGCCAATGGTACTGACTTATTGATAGAATCAACCAATGGTAGTGTATTAACCTTCTATTCGGCAGAACAAGGAAGCTCTCTCAGAGGACAAACCTTCAATTATATGATATGCGATGAGTTTGCCTTTCATAAACAAGAACAGACTGATGGAACACACCTCTGGAATGATATTCTTTCACCAACACTTAAAGCTAGAGGAAAGAAATGCATATTCGTTAGTACACCACTAGGAAAAAACAATATCTTCTATGAAATGTATTTGAGAGGAGTGTCTGATGATTATCCAAACTATGCATCCATCTTAAAGACAATATATGATGATGGATTTGTAACAGAAGAAGATATTGAAGAGATAAGGAAGGGAATTCCAGAGCTATCATTCAGGCAAGAATATATGTGTGAATGGCTCGATGATGGATTATCATTCTTCCAAGGATATGCAGATTGTTTCGATATTGATAATTATATTGAAGGAAAATGCTGGTGCGCTCTTGATATCAGTGGTGATGGTAATGACTCCACAATATTCACAAAGATAAATGATAAAGGCGAGGTTAAACAATATGAGATTAAAGGCACTCTAGACATGAAATATAGACAGATTGCTGATTTAATCAATAAAGCAAATCCTGTGGCTGTATATGGCGAAATAAACGGAATTGGAGCACCATTCTACAATGAGATAAAAAAGCTAGTGCATCACAGAAGCAAACTTTATGACTGGACAACAACCAATTCTACCAAAGAGGAAATTGTAAGTGATATGGCTGTAGCAATAGCGAATGGTGAACTGCATTTTGAGAAATCAAACACAAGACTATACCAAGAACTTGGAGATTTCGTTGTGTCAGTATCAAAAACAAGGAAACTGACATTCGCAGCGAGGGGGTCTGGTCATGATGATACTGTTCTCTCTGCATGCATTGCATATAAGTGCTACAAGGATTTTAGACTATTAGGCCAGAATAATAATATGTTCGTTAGAACAAACCAGAAAGTATTTTATTAATGGAAGACAAAGAAATAATAGATTATGGTGAGATTCATGTACCATCATCGTGGGATGAGATTACACTTAAGACATATCAGAGAATTGAGGAATATTATGAAACCATCACTGGTGATACCCACTTTAACGTCATGGATGTTCTAGACATCTTCATTGATAAGGATAAGGATTACTTGATGTCATTGCCTTCAGAATTCCTCGATATCATCTTGGATAAACTCTCATTCCTTACAACACCAATGAAAACACTAGAACCATCAAATATAATTGAGATAAATGGTGAGAAATACATTGTTAATGTGCAGAATAAGCTTAAAACAGGTGAATTCATTGCTTCAGACAGCATATTGAAGGATGATAGACACAATTATGCAGCAATGCTAGCAATATTATGTCGAAAAGAGGGTGAGATATATGACTTGCATTTCGAGAATGAGGTTGTTCAAGATAGAATAACACTCTTTGAACAGCAACCAATCACAAAGATAATGCCCATCATCACTTTTTTTTTAAGCTTATACGGACTATCAGTGATGATTTCCCAATTGTCTTCAAAGGTAGAGGAAGCAATAGACCTCACTCGCAGGAATATAGAGACTTCGCACAAAAATGGGGAAATATCAAGACGTTGTATGAAGTCTGCGATGAAAAAATTGAAAAAGTTGGAACAGTCTATCAAATGTATGTAAGCGATTATCTCCAGTATTTGTCATACTTGATTGAGAAAGCTGAAGTTGATAGAAAAGAGGATACTTTTCAAGAGAATCTTAGAAAAGCTAAGAGGGGTGGTAGATAATCCATCCCTTTTTTCGTATGTTTATTTAAACAATTTTTATTATGTTAAAGGACGTAATTGAAGCACTAAAACACATATCATTGACCCACAAGGGTGTATACACCTTCAAATACCAGGGCGATGACTTATTCAATGCCCAGAACAACTACAGAGGCTATCAAGTGTACGTTGATGACATATCATTGCATCAGCTTAACATCACAACTGGTATCTTCAAGGTTGAGTTCCAAGTGTATGTTCTTGGTCATCCAACTGGAGAGAGTGGAAATACTGTTCTTGATGTCCAGAACAATGCATATACAATTGCATGTGACATCATGGCAAAGATAGACTCAGATGAGGCTTATAGAGGCATCCTGAGCGTTTATGACTACTCTATCCTTACATTGTCCCACTACACCGATGATAACGCAGCAGGAATAAAATTAAGCCTTGTTCTTGAGATGCCATCACCACTTAATTGGTGTACACTTGATGAGAACTTTGATGATGAGGAACACGAGGAGGAACAAGACCACGAGATTGATGTTCCAGATAATGAGGTGGGTGACATTGATATAACACCAATTCACTTGCCAAAAAATAGGAATTGCTAATGGATATACAGAAAGCTTTAAAAGAACTGTGTGATGAAATCAAGATGATTCTCAAATATCGCATCGTACATTATGGTGTTAACCCTAAAACTGGTACAAACACACTTCAAGGTAGTGATTTGGAGAAGTCAATTGAGGTTAAACCAACAGCAGATGGTATTGCACTTCAGATTGCTGACTATTGGGAATATGTAGCTCTTGGTTGGCATCGTTCACACAGATTCGAAGGTACAATGAACCAGTTTGTAAGGAACATTGATGATTGGGTTAGAAGAAAAGGTATTAGACTTGGAAATTTGACTCAATCCCAAATTGTATGGGTTATCATTCGTAATATTATGAACAATGGATTAAGAGAGCGTCCATTTATGATATGGGATGAAGAAGGGGATTTATCGAAGATGATACCAGAGTTGGAGAACATCATGGATGATTGGTTTGAAAACCTATTTGAAGCTATAACAGCAGATTTAGATAATTACTTTAAAGCAGCATAAATATGGCTATTACTATAAAATATAACAACATAACAAATGCATCGAACTTTGTTACATTCACTGACTGTCCCAATCTAGTTGAGATAGATAACAGTGAGGATGGATTCTCACTAGCAAACCTTGAGATTACAATTAGTAGTTCATGGGCTTCAGCATCACACACTGACCCTTGGTACGTTACAATCAACGGTG